TGTATCACCTTGCGATGGAGTGTGGTGACTATGAAACCTTCTGTGATTGTCTAGGTTCGAGTGCAGTAACTGGCGACGGGGTTAAGTATAATGACCCTAGGGTAAATGTGATCCAAATCAATAGCGACGTGTTCGACTTTTAAGTAACAACAAAGGGGAATGAGATGCGCCCCTATAAAGACACTCACTATTCCACACCTATTCTAACACAAAACGCACAAAATGTCCAAGTCTGTGATGCTTTCTCTGCTGGCACGAGGTAACACTGGCAGCGAACTTCTGTCGATTCTTGATGCACTTGTCGATGATAATCTTCATCTGGTTGATGGTCATCACCGCAGTGAAGCTTTGAGCAATGGTATTTCTACTCTGGAGGAAATCGCTTTCTGATTGTTAACAACTGTGCGGCACCTGGTTGACACTGGGTGCCGTTTATGTTATACTCGTGATATCAGTCGTGGGCAGTGTTTTGCGGGCGGTTGTTGATGGCGTCGCGGCGGCGTGATGCCGTTATAAAAATCGATCACTACCCTAACCTACAGAGGTGACAAATCGACCTCTAATTATCACAATCATAAAAATTTTCCGGAGGGTAAATCAGATTCTATATACATTACGCAAAAAAATTTGCCCCATAAAATTTTCATGGAAAAGGTTTATCACATATACGCAAAGGATAAATGTTTGTTTCACTCTCTGAAAGAAGAAGAGTTTACTTTAACCTGGAAAACTTTACATAGACTGGTAGGGATAATGAAAACTGAATACACAGAAACGGATTTGAGTTTCATAGAACTGACCGCGAACAAAGAAACAATTATAAATTCATCACATTGACAAAAGCATATATAGACTGTTAAAATTGAAGTTGAAGGTTAAACTAACTTTATGGCAAAAGGATTTACTGTAAAAGCAACCGCTCCAAAACCAAAAGAAGCAGAGTGGGATATTGATGAAATTAAACAAAGAATGCGTGGAAAGACAATCGTGTTCTGTCTTCCAGGTCGTGGATGTTCTTTTATTTTTCTGAAGAACTTCGTACAACTGTGCTTTGATATGGTACAGAATCAGATGAGTATTCAGATCTCTCAAGACTACTCATCAATGGTGAACTTTGCACGTTGTAAGTGTTTAGGTGCGAATGTTCTTCGTGGTCCGAAACAAATTCCTTGGGATGGCAAACTAGAGTATGATTATCAACTCTGGATTGACTCGGATATTGTCTTTGACACAAGCAAGTTCTGGCAGCTTTGTGATCTTGCTCTTCCAGAGAATGGTGAAGAAAGAGAGATTGCTGCTGGATGGTATGCAACCGAAGATGGACACACGACCTCTGTCGCACACTGGTTAGAAGAAGATGATTTCCGCAAGAATGGTGGAGTAATGAATCATGAAACAGTTGATTCAATTCAAAAGCGTAGAAAGCCTTTCACGGTGGATTACACTGGATTTGGTTGGGTTCTGATTAAGAAAGGTGTTTTTGAAAATCTGGAATATCCTTGGTTTGCTCCAAAGATGCAAGTCTTTGAGTCTGGTAATGTGCAGGATATGTGTGGTGAGGATGTTTCATTCTGTTTGGATGCTAAAGAAGCAGGTTTTGAAATTTGGTGTGATCCTCGTATTCGTGTTGGGCACGAAAAGACTCGTATTATTTGATGGAGGTACTCTAAATGGCAAAAGGACAGAATAAAGTTATATTTGAACCTGGAGCACCGAAGAAAACTCGTCAAGGGCGCTCTCCTCGAACTCTTCTCTCGGCAACTTCTCGTAATGGACGTAAAAAAAAGTATCGCGGACAGGGTAAATAGTTAAAACAAAAAACTTAACATATGTCTTGCTTAATCGCTAATCTACCTTCACAAGAAGTCTGGGTTCGTAAAGAGTATCTAACCGATCATCAAAGTGGTTGGGGTGAGTTTGTAAAAGGCGTTTGGGTATCGGCTAAGTCGATACCTGGACGTGCTTTTTATTTTGAGACGTATTTGCCAGAGTATGCTGCAATGTATGATAAACTGCCCATCAGTGCTTTTGTAACACGTCCTGAGACTCCTGATCCTGACTTAGATCTACCCAATCTTCAATTCTGGAATTGTATGGACTATGGAGTTGTTGCAGTTCAAAAGCAATTTATTGGATCGATGGACTATGAATGCTATACACGCGACTTTGGACCTCAAAAAGGCACATATGTCTGCACTTTAGACAACTATCATCAAGATCCAGATGTCATTGACTATGCAACAAGCGAAAATCCAGCAGAACATAAGTCACATAACCTGATTGAACTGCAAAATGGACAGTTTGCACTCTATCCTAACAACAGAATTCGCATTTATGATAACAGTTTAACACCCAAAGAACCTAAAACACCTGATTTTAAGGTCTCTACTCGCTACTATCAGGTCGAAAACAGTTATGAACGACTTGCAATGGGCAATGAGGATGAATATTTTTGGAAAACAGCACAAGAACGGGATAGCAACCCCGTAAAAAGTTCTGATTTTAACGAATCAGGAGCACAAAATGACCAAACAAGTCGATAAAGATGAAAATTTCATGAAAAATGAGTGGGGAACTCAGTATTTGTCGGGTGAATATGGTTGGGAGACTAAAATTCAGAAGCCAAAAATGCTTCGTGAGATTGCAAATGATGATTTGACACCTAAAAAACATGATTTTTATCATCAAAATGAAATTCATGAAAAAATTCGCAATGATGAAGACTATGATGACTGGGAATATGGGACTGAACCTCTCTATGAATCCAAAAATCCTTAATAAATAAGGTAGAATTATAGTATTCGATGCCTCTAGAAAGGGTTAGTCAAGGGTTTAAAGACATTAGTATGACTTTTCAGATTAACCCTCTGAATAGTGACTTAATTGCACTCAAAAATGAAACTGCAATTGCACGTTCTATACGAAATATTGTATTCACTCTTCCTGGAGAAAAATTCTTTAACCCTATTTTTGGATCTAGAGTAAGTAGATTATTATTTGAAAATATTGATGAGATATCAGCATCAAATATTAGGGATGAAATTGCAACATCCATTGTAAATTTTGAACCAAGAGTAGAATTAAAAAATGTTGAAGTATTTCCTGACTATGATAATAATGCATTCAATACAGTAATCATATACAATATAGTAGGAATCGACTCTCCTTCACAAGAATTACAATTTATTTTGCAACCAACTAGATAAAATGCCACTAGTAAACTTTTCAAATCTTGATTTCGATCAGATAAAAACTACTCTTAAAGATTATTTAAAGTCTAACTCTAACTTCACTGATTATGACTTTGAGGGGTCTAATCTCTCCACAATTCTTGATGTTTTGGCATATAACACTTATATCACTTCATACAATGCGAATATGGTTGCAAATGAAGTGTTTATTGATAGTGCAACACTTCGAGAAAATGTTGTTGCACTTGCAAGAAACATTGGTTATGTCCCAAAATCAAAAAAAGCAGCAAGAGCATCTGTTAGTTTCTTTATTGACACATCAAATATTACTCCCCCACCATCTATAATCACTCTTAGGAAAGGTCCAATCGCTACAACATCTGGATCTTTTGGAAATCAATCTTTTGTTTTTTCGATTCTAGAAGATATTAGTGTCCCAATCATTAATGGGATCGCATCTTTTAATGATCTTAAAATTTATGAGGGAAATTTATTAACATCAAATTTTACCTATACTACAAGAAATCCATATCAAAGATTCATACTTCCAAACGCTGGTATCGATACCGATTTAATTTTAGTTAATGTAAAATCAAACGAAACCTCAACATCTCAAGTAAATTATGTTTTACAAGATAGTTTATTTGCAGTAAAATCAAATTCTAATGTTTATTATCTTCAAGAGATTGAGGATGAAAGATATGAATTATTATTTGGTGATGGTATATTTGGAAAAAAATTAGAAGAGGGAAACTATATCACTGCAAACTACATCGTGACGAATGGAGATAGCGCAAATGGAATAAGTCAATTTACATTTGCTGGTAAACTCACCTACACTAGAAATTCTATTGAATATACTGTTACCTCTGGTATTTCTCTACTCAC